GGCAATGCCTGTAATACGTTTTGGGGAACGTCTGAGAACCATGTATCTGGTGGTGTCTACATCAGTGCTGGCTCTGTGAGAAACACGTTCATCGGCTACGACGCAGAAGTGAACCGCGCTGGATATGACTGGTTCATTGAAGGCTCAGGAAACACGTTCATTGGCATCGTTGGTAGTGCTACTACACTGGGTAGCCTCATCACCGGACATCGCAACACATTCATCAACTCTCTTCTTGAGAACGTCAACGTAGCCGCAGGTGCTACCGACAACAAGTTCGATGGCTGCGAATTGACAACTGCATTCAACGACAGTGGTACAGGAACTGTACGTACGCGTTGCACAGGCGTTGTCTCCAACACAGACCGCTACGTTGTTTCGGTTCCTGCAAGCGGCAGCGCTGTGTTCATGGGCAACCTATCTGGCTTAGTCCTGATCCGCGAAATGGATACTACTGGTGAGATCGCGACGTTCGTACTCGGCCCATTCGGTGTCGGTGGATTGACCTTCCAATCAAGTACGCACTGGTCATTCGGAACTACTCCAACGCAGCGGTGGTCTGTTGGTAACGATGGAACGAACTATCGTATATACAACGCAGAGGCAGGTATTCGCCGCTTCGGTATTACGCGCTTTACAGTACCACTCGCATAAGGCGCACTCAAATTGCAGACTTTCAATGACTACGCAGCCGCAGCTACATCATACGTAGCTGCGCTGCTAGCGCTGTTCGTGGATCACTCGAACACGATCATACAGGTACTAGGTTTCGTCTTGCTCGTGGCACGCCTCATTAAGGAAGTGCCCGCAGCGATCAAGATGGTTTTGAAATGGTGCAGTCGTGTCTAAGGGACCGGCTACAGAAGGACGACTCGGCGACCTGCACAACAGGGTGGCCGAAGTCATGATTAGCGCACTCGATACTATCGAGAAGCAGCAACAGGTGTTTGAAGCGACGGATGTAGAAGTCCTCGCTGACAAAGGCATTACAGCGCCGGAGTTAAATCCGGCTCTGCTCTCCGTCATGGTCCGCTTCCTCGACGCGAACAAGGTTACTTGTGCGCCTGAAGCAGGCAACACGATGGGTGAGCTTGAACAACGATTGGCCGAGAAGGCCAAGAAGCGACGATCCGTTGGGAACGTCGTGCACTTGACTGACGAATGAATTTACAGGGCTCACGCTTCGGCGTGGGCCTCAGTAAATCCATAACGTGAAAGGACAGCTTTGGCTGTACGCGAGACAACCGAACAGGCTCTCGAACGATGGCATGAACTAGAACTTCTTCAGAAGCACTATGCTGAGTTCGATGACTTCCTCGTCGATGTTATCGAAGACCTCATGGGCTTCATATGTACTGATGTACAGATCGACATCGGACAATACATTTCACAAGGGCCGAAGTACCGCATGGTGCAGGCTCAGCGTGGACAAGCGAAGACAACCATTACCGCTGCGTACGCAGTGTGGCGCTTCATTCATGATCCGGCTACACGCGTTCTGATTATCTCGGCTGGCGACACTCAGGCAACTGAGATCGCGAACTGGGTTATTCAGATCATCAACGGTATGCCTGAGTTGGCGTGCCTGCGACCGGACAGAAGCAACGGCGACCGTTCATCGGTCGAAGCGTTCGACATCCACTACAGTCTCAAGGGACCGGAGAAGTCTCCGTCGCTCGCGTGTATCGGCATCACGTCGAACATGCAGGGCAAGCGCGCAGACCTTCTGATCGCTGACGACGTTGAGAGCCAGAAGAACAGCCAGACGCAGTTACAGCGTGCTAGGCTTCTGCTGCTCACTCTCGACTTCGCTTCGATCTGTTCTACAGGCGACATCGTTTATCTCGGTACGCCGCAGAGCATCGACAGTCTGTACAACGGACTGCCGGGACGCGGGTACGCTATTCGCATCTGGCCGGGACGTTATCCGACCGACGAAGAGATCAAGGGCTACGGGCCATACCTGGCGCCGCTGGTGCTCTCGCGACTGACGGCGGATCGTAGCCTTCAAACTGGCGGCGGGCCTACAGGTGATCGCGGCAAGCCGGTTGATCCGGTGTTGCTCGGTGAAGATGTTCTTTGCAAGAAGGAGATCGACCAAGGCGCAGCGTACTTCCAGCTTCAGCACATGCTGAGCACTACGCTGTCCGACGCGATGCGCTTCCCGCTGAAGCTCGGCAACCTCCGCGTCCTCGCATTCGACCGCGAGAACACGCGCGCACCTATGACGATCAACTTCGCACGCACCGACGCGGCACGCATCATGCTGCCGTCCGGTACCACGATCAAAGATCACATGTACCGCGTGTCCTCTGCCGAAGACTTCGGAGAGATCAACGGTTGGGTGATGTACGTTGACCCGGCCGGTGGCGGTCAGAACGGCGACGAGTTGGCCTATGCTGTTACAGGCATGTGCGCCGGTCGTGTGCTCCTGGCCGACGTGAGCGGCATCCACGGCGGCTACGACGATATGCAGCTTGATTGGCTGACGGCGGCTGCTGTGAAGTGGAAGCCGAAGATAATCAAGATCGAAGAGAACTTCGGTAAGGGCGCTCTCTCGAAGGCGTGGCAACCTCGACTACTCAAAGCACTACAGAAGGTCAATCATTCGGTTGGCATCGAAGACGTGTGGGAGAGTGGACAGAAGGAGCTACGCATCATTGACGTGCTTGAGCCTATGATTGGCTCCGGCAAGTTCATCGTGCACGAAGACCTGATCGCCCAAGACTGGGCAGACTGTCAGAAGTACGCAGCCGATCTGCGGAGCACCTATAGCTGGCTCTGGCAAATGTCGCGCATCACGCGCGATCCCAAGGCACTGATCCATGATGACCGTCTCGATGCTATCGCAGGCTCTGCCCGTCACTGGGTTGAACTCGTTGCGATGGATGAAGACAAGTCAAAGGCGCAAGCCAAGAACGAAGCGTACCGCAAGCTCATGTCGAACCCACTAGGGGACGGCCGGAAGTTGCCCGGTGCCTTCGGCAAACAATTCCGTGCACCTAATGCACTGGACAAACACACACGCGGTCGCTGGTAGACTGCACAAGGATAAACATGGCTACTGAAAAGAAAGCTGCCTCTGCTGTCCCCGCGAACCCGGCTCTTGTCGAGTTTCCTCGGGACGAGTGGGGCTTCACTACTGAGCTTCGCAAGGTCGGACTACAGGCCGCTCAGCGCGTTCGTGGTAACGACGAGAAGCATAAGCTGTTCATCGACACGATCAAAATCCTGGCGCAGCACGCTATCGCTCGCCTTGAAGGTGACGCTGCTGCTCTGGTTGCCGAGATCGAGGCTATCGCTGAGCGCGATGCATCGGCTCTGCACCGCCAGTTCGGTACTGCGAAGGCCGTTGAGCCCGCAGAGACGCCCGCCGAGTAACGCGAACGGGGAGCAACCCGTTAGGACTGCTCCCCGCCGTTTGCGCCCCAGTAAGACCTCACGGTCAGTACAGGCGCTGTAAGTCTGCTGCCTTAGCAGTTGAACCTTACACCAACATTACAACATCAAGTTCCTAAAAGGAAACTCAAATGCCCGATATTTTCACTCCCGGCGCTGTGCCGATTAACGGTGTCGCCCGTAAGCTGGCGCTCGCTGCTGCTGGCTCCGTAGACATCCCGCAGGGTGCTCGCGTACGTGCCATTCATGTCCGCAATAAGACCGCCAATGCAGTTACTGGTGGCGTCAAGGTCGGTACGACCGCTGGCGGTACCGACGTAGTGGCTGCTGGCGCAGTCGCTGCCTCTTTCGTGGGCACCTTCATCCCGCTCATCAGTGCTGTGAACACTGCGGCTGTCCGTACCCTGTACTTCGATGCAGTCACTGCGTTCAACGCTGCCGTGCTCGACATCGCTGTCGAGTGGGAAGACCTCGTTTAAGGTCATAGGATAAGGCCGGGCGTAAAGCTCGGCCTATGTCCGTAGCATCATGAGTACAAACACATGGCGCATCGGGATGAAGGGGGTCTCGAAGCAGGCGCTGATCGGCCTAGCACTCCTAGCATCACCGCCTGTTACCACTGCATCAGTTGAACTGGCCTCGTTCGGTGCTCAGAATGCTGTAGGGGCGATCATCGGTGGATATAGCTCCGTCAACTACAACGGAAAAACATACTCTGTCTTTCAAGGCCCGCAGTACGATCTGTACATTGCTACGTACAACAATTCAACCGGGGTTATTGAAGGACCGTATTGGTTCGCCAAGGGTGCGCTGACTAATGACGCGCACGGTACACCGTACATCCATATCTCAGCCGATGGTACAGGGCACGTCGTAGGTAACTGCCACGTCACTGCTCTTACATATGCCAAGTTCACTGGCGGTGACATATCAACTATCACTGTACAGACTTCTCCTGTCGCCTCGTGCTCTTACCCGTGCATCAGAGAAACATCAGACGGTAAGCTCTGGATGTTCTACCGCACTGTGGGCCATCTTAGTGCGTGGGCGTACAAGACTTCGACCGACAAGGGCTCTACGTGGAGCGCGGCTACTACCTTCCTTCTGTTCGGGCAGGCACTGAACGACACTGCGTACCCGTACATTACTAAAGACCCGTACGAGGACGCCTTCCACATTAGTTATACGTGGCAGGACGAGAACAACTCGATCGGTAATCCGTACAACGCAAGTACCATCGTCAACAGGTTC